ACCATACATATAAAAGTATTGTTTACCCTTATAGTCTGAGCTAACTGAGCCCCAATTTTGGTTGAATGTTCTACCAGCTTCGGTTTCGAACTTAGCGCCTTCAGCGAAAGCACTTACATCATACCCATCGATATCACCTGCTAACTCTTGTGAGTATGTAGCGATATTCTGTTTGTATAGATTCTGTCCGTGTCTTTGTGGAGCGCCAACTACGTATGCCTCAATCCTATGTCCATCATTTATTGCATATGTAGCTCCCATGTAGTATGCCCAAGCGTCTGTCCAAGTAGCGTCAATGATACCATCACCTGTCTTACGAACGAGTGTACCACTAAGTGCTAACTTATCGTTCATCATAAGACCTGTATTATAGTTCAATGTGGTTTTCAAGAAACCACCTGCACCAAACTCTTGCTTATACTTACCGCCTTTATCAAAAGCGGCAGGGTCGGTTATGATGTTCATAGTTCCACCAATAGATGGTGTAGCCAGGTTGACTGCTGATAAACCACGTTGCATCTGAATTGATGCAGCTGCGTCACCAACACCGTCCCAATTAGACCAATATACCCAACCGTTTTCCATGTCGTTTTGAGGTACACCATTAATCATAACTGCTACGTTTCTTTGGTTGAATCCACGAACATTGATACGGGCATCACCCGCACCGCCACCTTGTTGTGTTGCATATACCGATGGAGTTGTATTCAGAACCATTGGAATGTCTTGAGAACCAAGACGTACTTCCATATCTTCTTTTGTTACCATCGAATAAGCAACAGGTGTTTTTTCGTCAGCTCTTGAAGCCAAAACTTCAACGTCTGACAACTCTATCACACTCATTTCAAGTGCGAATGCCATATCAATTACAGCATCTGCTACTGTCACTTCTTGTGATAGAGGTTTGAATCCAATAACTGTGGCTGTAATTGTGTAGTTTCCAGCTGATAGGTCGAGTGTGAACTCACCCATATCATTTGAAGTAGTACCCATATCAGTACCTACTACAACAATATTAGCGTTAGCTAATGGGTCTCCTGCTTCTGATGTAACTTTTCCTGTTACCGATTGTGCAAACAACATCATCGGTGTTAGTAGAGTCATCATCATAGCAATTAGATTACGACTTTTCATATCGAATCTCCTTGTTATTGTTATGAACGACACATTTTTTCACAGGTGTGTCTACTGCCTGTATGGTATGTGAAATTCTTAGCGACATACAGTCTGAATTAGTTTTTGACTTACTAAATAAGGGTCACAATTAGCAGATGGTCTTCTGTCTTCAAAGTAACCACGTTTTTCTACGTTGACTTGCCACGGAATACGAATTGATGCTCCTCTATCTGAAACTCCATATCTAAATTCAGTAATGGAACAAGTTTCGTGGAGACCTGTAAGTCTTTTGTCGTTATCAACACCATACGCATCAATATGTTCTTGTGGGTTTGTTGATAATTTTTCACAAGCTTCTATTATTTTTTGTAAACCATCTACTTGTCTCATTTCTTTTGTAGAGAAGTTTGTGTGACAACCTGCTCCATTCCAATCACCCTCTATTGGTTTTGGATGTAGAGATACTCTTACGTCATAACTTTCACAAATTCTTTCTAACAACCAACGAGCCACCCATAAGTCATCACTCATATCTACAGCTCTACCTGCACCAATCTGATATTCCCATTGTCCTAACATAACTTCAGCGTTAGTTCCACAAATACTAATACCAGCTTCAATACAAGCATCTAAATGTGCTTTACTAATATCTTCTCCTGCATTTCTACCACAATAGTAATCACCTTGTGCTGCAGGTTGACCAATCTCAGGCCACCCTAAAGGTTTTCTTGTTTTGTTGTTGAATAACGTATACTCCTGTTCAAATCCTACCCATTCTTCATCTTCATCTCTGATAGTATCAATTAGTTTTTTTCTTGTATTTGAAACGTGTGGTGATGTATCTACGTTATAAACTTCACATAAGATAATTGTGCTGTTTTCTTCTAATGGATTTATGTAAGTTTTGATTGGTTTCAACACACAATCTGAATTATCTCCGTTTGCTTGTTGTGTTGAACTTCCGTCGAATCCCCACAATGGGTCGAATCCCCATTGAGGTGCTTCGTGATTTCTATGATAAAACTCTTTTACAACCTTAGTTTTACTTCTGATTGAGGTTGGTGTACAACCATCTAACCATAGGTATTCTAACTTTTGCATTTATGTACTCCTAATTTGCATATTCTTGGTCATCATTATCACCGTGAGTTGGAATAACTTCCACGTCACAGAAATCACCATCACAGAATTTCTCTATGTTAGCTTCTTCTTGTTTAATGACACCAAAACTCAACTTGGATAACTTACTTACTTGTCTGTCATACTCTTTCTCTTCGATAGATTCATATGGCATTTGTGGATAAGCTCCATAATCGTGTCTTGGTAACAATGATATACCTTTTAGATGATACTGATAGTAATTCAAACATGGTTCTATCTGATTACCCTCTGTCTCAGGATCGAATGTTACAGTACAACTAACCTGATTGTCTGCCCAATGTCTTTGCATAAACGCTGCTATGCTAAATTGTTCCCATATGGAGAGTTCCCCCGCTGTCCTAATTCCCTCTCCAACATCTACAGGAACTTCTACAACACAAGTTGTATCTTCTGAACCAAATGCAGGTTCTATCTTGTAACCTGCTTTCTTCATTGGTTCTATCAAATCTGAATGTTTAGATAGTCTAATTCTCCTAATATAGAATCTACTTTCGGGATAATGTAAGCCTGGAGTAGCACCAGCCAATAATGAGACTGTACCACTTGGTTTAACTGAAGTAGTCTTAATTGACTTTGGAACAGCAAACCAATCAGAATATTGTTTATCCCACTCTTGAATAACGTCATATCCGTTCTCCAACCAATCTCTCAATTCATTGAGACCTCTGTTTGTGATAAATTGAGCAACACCACTAACTGAACAACCGATTCTTCTGTTTCTCAACATGACTCTGTTTGTATCAGCCCAATGTGTTCTACCAAGTGTAACTGTTTTAGCATACAAATAAGCATACTTTAGTGTACGAGCATAGTCTTCAAAATCATCGTGGTTGCTTGGAAATGTTTCTACAAGACAACACAACTCATACGATTCAAGTGTTTGTTCAAGACAAGGGTTACCACCCATAGCTCTGTAATCTTTATCATCACCACCATTCTTCATCCTTGAGTAATGTCTCATGTTATCTAACCAAGCAAAACCTGGCTCACCATTGTCTACAATACGTTTTGCAGCTTCTGTATAATCCATACCAAGTTCAGCAAATATACTATTGTTAGATGTCCAACCATATTGGTCACGATGTGGATTCACTTCATAATTTTTCAAGTCTAAGTATTCTTCTGAATCAGGATCTCCAAATACAATCTCAGCAGTTCTTCTTACATTACCTGCTACAACACATTTACCGATTAGATTCATTATATCTACGATCGTAGTTACTGTGATTGGTTCCCCACTATTTTTTTCTAAAACTTTTCTGATATCTCCATGAACCTCTTCTAATGGTTCGGGACCTGAACTAACACCACCAAAACCCTTGATTGGTTCACCAGCTGGCCTTACCTCTGAGTAATCAAATTTCACTTCGGCTTGTCCATGAAAATAACTTTCTAATAATAATCTAAGAGATTCTACCCAACCCTCACGAGTATCAGGTATAATAAACATTGTTTCCCTTGTTTTATCAACACCCTTGACAACTATCTCTCCAGCACCTTTGGTATCAAAACCAACACCAACACCTAACATAGATGCATCCATGAGGAAACAGAATGGTTTTGAATAGTCTTCTTTGATTGTTGATGTTGATACGAATGCACAATTATTTAGAGCTGCGTATAATCCTTTTTCTTCTGTCACAGGTGTTCCCATAGCCCACAAACCACGGCCAGGAGGTAAGAACTTCATGTTGAAAATTCTATCATACATCTCTTGTGCTGACTTCTGAGCTTGCCAAGCGTTCCAACCTAACTGATGAGATTCAATCCAATTCTTTTGCATTGTGTAGGTTCCCTCAACAACACGTTGAACAGTCTCCCACCATCTCTCATTTTTACCATTCTCTTTAATACGAGAATATGTTCGCATATAAACTAACTCACCTAATCCATTGAAACCAAAGGGTGCTTTCTTTCGCTTGTACTTGTCTAGAAACTTTTCCGATAACTGAAATTTATCCACTAATAACTCCTGTATTTATTTGTTTTCCGTATACATTAGATAAGTATTATATATACTTCTCTTATGAGTTGAATATATATTTTTTTTTACTATTTATATGAAATTTTTCTGATGAGTTTTATTCAAACCCATCTGTGCTTGTATCATTCATATCATTGTACTTACTTGCTAACAATCTCCGTTGAAATTCATTACTATTATCCATCTTCTTTTGCTGTTCTTTACCTGAATAACTCAAGCTCTCATGCACTTCTATTTTACCAATATTTGTATTCATTGTCATGGGATAGTTTATACCATCCTGCCCAAATCTATTTTTGATAACGTGTGCTCTTGCGGTATGACTAATTTTGTCTTCAGGCTTTCTACTGATTGACATGACAAAATCAGCTGTCATCACTTTAGAATAAGCTTCTGCGACTTTTGATGCGTCAATATATTCTTCTTCTAAAGCTGAACGATTAGCTTGTGATGCAGTCCATATTGGAACTTTCCATTCACCTGCTAACCCCCTCAAATTTTCATAGATACTACCTAACTGATGTCTCATCTCTCTTGCACCACTATTATCTCTCAAGATATCTGCATAATCTACAACTATCAAATCAGGTTTGATATCCTTGATTTCTAATTGTTTCATATGTGCATCAAGCGTATTTACTGTAGCTGAACGTGTTGGATAGTATTTTATCAGAAGTTGACCCTCAAGTGTATCTATTATCTTTTTTACTTCATCTTTCTGATACTTGATGTTTTGTGTCGTAACACCACTAAATATCGCATCATATCTCAAACCAACATAAGTTTCATTCAACTCTAAAGTATAATGAACTGCTGTAAAACCTTTCTTTACAGCGCCCGCAGCGATACATTGTAATAACCAAGTCTTTCCTATACCTGCGGGCGCTACTACGACTCCTAACTCACCCTCACCTAAACCACCGTCCATGATGTCATTTATGACATCCCACGGCGTTTTTATTGTAACCCTTGAAGCTTTGGTGAGCCTCTCCTCTATACCAACATTATAATCGTGACCTATATCGACAGGTGTACCTGCTTTCATAGCATTATCGATAACAGTCTTTATATCATCATAATTTTGATTTTCTAATAAATTTACACTCTCCATGATAGCTGACTTTAAAACTTGATTCTTACAGAAGTCAAGAGATTTTTCTTTTACAAATTCTAAATCTGCAGCTTCTCTATTTCTCCAAGCATCTTTCAGACCCTCAATAATACTAAGTTTTAGAACTTCATTATCTACTGAATCGACTGATATTTTTAGTGCTTCTAATGTAGGTGTTGTTTTATATTTTATAAAGTAACTTTGTATTTCTTCTACTAACCACTTATTTGAATCACTTTCGAAATACTCAGGCTTGATTATCTCCATAATAGTTTGTAGATAAACTGAGTCATTCAGAAAACAAGATATCACTTTTGATTGAAAACTTGTTCCGAATGATTGTAAACTATTACTCTCCATATACACTCTTTGACTTTTGGCTTTTATAAATACTAATTTTTTTATCTCTATATTTTTTTCTTGCTTTTTCTAATATCTCATCTCTATTACGTTGGTAATATTCCATTTGCCACTTTCGTTGTGCGTCTTTCTTTTCCTTATGGGTGTGATATATTTTTTTCCTACCCATTTGTAAACTGTGCGTATTTGTCTAAAGTAGTAAATGTCTGTGATAACCAACTACTGATGTTTGGAAGATTTTGAAACAATCTATCTTCCATGAATTGACTTTCGAACTTGAACTTGATAAGTCGGTTGATTGGTTGTCGAACAATGTCGAGTAACTTTGTTTTAGTTGAACCACTTATATCAACATCCGAAAGTTGCATAAGTTTATAGTTCCTCTCTAACAACTCTTTATTCTGTAACACTTTCACGAAAAAAGTACCACCCTCATCTTTGTGTTGTAAAGCATATTTATAAACTTCATCCAATGTATAAGTATTATCTTCGTTAGCCAAAGTAGGCATGTTTTTTACTAAAGTTTTAGTGGCAACTCCCTTTACTCCGTTTATATTATCAGACTTGTCTCCTTCAAATACTTTAGCCATTATAAAGTTATTTGCTGTCACGCAATACTCCTCCAACACACTCTGTTTATCATACAATTTTTTTCTTGTTGGTGACCAAACTTTAACATTGTCATTGACGAGTTGTAAGAAATCTTTGTCGGTTGACATGATAATCTTTTCACCATCGGGTATTACACTCTTTGCGATATAAGCTATAGCATCATCTGCTTCTATTCCATCTACTGATATTGAAGTAACAGGTAATAGTTCAAGGTAATCAACGATACGACGTAGTTGTACTCTCATACTACGTTTCTCATCCTCAAGGTTTTCTAAACCCTCTAATCTATTGACACGATACGATGTACGTCTTCGTTGCTTGTAATCAGAGAATATCTTTCTTCGTCTACTACTACCACCTTTACCATCGAATACTATGATTACTCTTGATGGATTGAACATATTGATGGCATATCCAACACTCTGTAAGAATCCGACTATGCCACCAACATGAACTCCGTTCTCGTTCACAGTCGGCATTACGCTGAACACTCTAATGAAAGTATTCAAGCCGTCGACTATTAGAACTCGCTTGTTCGGTTCATCGTAATCAACCGAACCACCTTTTTTCTTTATCTCATTTAGGATTGAAAGATATCTTGCATTAGTCATCTAATACTTCTTCTGTCTCCACAACATCATCAATTCCTAAATCTTTCATGTCGTATTGAAGAACAAGTTTCTCACAAATTTGTTGATAAACATATTCCTTGAGTTCTGCATCTTGTAATAGTTCAGCGAACTCTTTGGATTGAAACTTGTGTTCTTCACCTAAGTGGTCTACAAGTGTGTACCATGCACCTGAACCTTTTACTATCTTATGGTCTTTCATCACTTTCAACCAACTACCGACATCATCAATACCACTTTCAAAATAAAGTGGAAATTCACAACTTCTCAGAGGCGGACCCAATCGATTTTTTATTACTTGTGCAAGTATTGTCATTCCGATTGTATTATTCTTTTTATCTTTTATCTGCCCCTTATTCTTTAGCCTAATTCTTGTAGAGGAATGGAATGGTAGAGCTTTTCCACCACTTGTAGTCCACGGGTCTCCAAACATCACTCCAAGTTTTTGACGTAACTGATTTGTAAACACAAGTGCTATCTTTTGCCTACCAATCATTTGAGTGACTTTTCTCATAGCTTTAGAAATGATGATTGCTTTGGATGTTGCAAAACCATCTTTATCAAAATCTGCATCCATCTCAATTTTTGTTGAAGCTGCTGCTAATGAATCAACAAGGATTGTAACCAATCTGTTCTTATCACTTTCACGAACTTTTACAACTATCTCTTCTATAGCCTGAAATATATCCTCTACAGTTTCTAAGTGTAGATATAACATACTATTTATATCCACACCAATTACTTTTAGAAAATCTTGACTTACGGCGGTTTCAGTATCGATATAAACTGCAACTCCACCTTTCTTTTGAGTTTCTGCAAGTAGGTGTGCACCTACTAACGACTTACCACTTGACTCTAAACCATTGATTTCTGTAATTCTACCCACAGCAATACCACCATTTGGTCGATTAGCAACTGCTAAATCTAACAACGTGGAACCTGTAGAAATAAAATCTTTTATATCAGTTGGTGTTGTATCACTACCATCAAGGAAGTAAGCAACTTTCGTATCCTTGAACTGCTTATTTAGACTTGAAGCAAGTTCTGAGGCTAATGTGTCTCTTGTAGACATTCACTTCTCCTTATATTAGAAACAGGGGGATAGAGCGAATCGTATCCCCCATCTTTTTTTTACTTATTGAACAAATCGTCAAAAGCTGAAGATACATCCTCAGTAGCTTTTGGAGTCTCAGTTTTATTAGAGGTTTCCTCTGCTGATTCTTCTGTCTCTTCTTCTTCACTTGGATTTAGCCAAGCGTTCAACACTTCTGTCAAATCTTCATAAGATAACTCATTATAGATATCTGTAATGTTTGTTTGATTGTCTGTGATGGTTTGTAAGAAACTTGCATCTTCGGTTATCGGAGTTTGATTCGGTTTTACTCGGATACTTGTTTTAGGAAAAGAAGCTCCAACTTCTTCTGCCGTCTTGAATTCGACTGCGATGTCACGACCATTCATTGGATCGGTAATGTCACCATAATCGGGATCGGCAATGATAGAAAGAAGTTCTTGGTAAACAGTTTTACCAAAGCCCCAAAACTTCACACCTTGATTTTCTTCACCTCTGACAATGATTGGAGCGAAAGTTCTCATTTTAGCTTCAATCTTACGGGCGAGACGATAGTCTTCTTTGTTACCCGAAGCTTTTAGCTTTTGAGAAAACTCTTCGATTGGGTCAGGACGACCGAATGAAACAGGTGAAAGATATGACTTACTACCCAAATCATAATGAAAAAACAATTCAATGAAAGGATTGTCCTTATTGAATGCGTAAGGAACCACTCGGATGACAGTTGTGCCAGGCGATGGTTTCCAAAGATTTGAGGTTCTGTTATTGGTGGTTTGAAGTTGATTGAGACGCTTCTTCAGTGCGTTAATATCCATTTGATACTCCTTATTTATTATTATTCATTTGTTATTTGTTATTGGGTGAAACCTTCATTCAGTAATATATATCATATATATTTTTCAAAACGTGTTTTTTTTAATTCTTTTTCTATCCTCTATACCTAGCTGTAGTCTGTAACTTCTACCCAAGTTGGTAGTCCCGTATCATTTGTAGTTAATGTTCCATTGTTACTATTAGTCGAATGGTCAATAACAGTAGTTCCACTACCCTCATTGAA